ACGTAAATCTTTGTATCAAGATAACTAGTGGCTTCTTCTAAACGCTCTTTTCCGTAATTTATAATTTTTTGTTTCTTGATCGTTGAGTAAACGTCTGAGTCACCAAGAGATTTAGCCTCCACGTCTTTTAACAACTTCATTACAGGATTACCTTGTGCATCATTCTCAACGAATGTATTGTTATCATAACTTGTAATAATATTACCTTGATTAGTAATGTAGGCTTGTGGATTTACACTTTCAGTGCCAACCTTCTTCGCTTCAGCAGACCCTTCTTCTCTTAAATTTGCTTCATTAACTTGTTGCGCTAGTGCTTGACCTTCAGGAGATCCGATTGCAGCTATTGTTTGAGTAATTTTACCGTCGGCATCTTTTATGGTAAATTTCATCAATCCACTAGTTGAAGTTTTAAGTTCGCTTTCTTGTTTTTTCAACGCTAATTCTGCATTTTTATAATCTTGATCAAAATACATTTTGAGTTTTTCTAAGGTAAGTTTTTCGTCGCCTTGAAGCAATCTATGTTCTTCAAATGCTTTTGTAATCATCATATCTGCATGTTTAAGAGCACGATCTTTTTCCGCCTCAGTCAAATCAAGATTTTTAATTTTTTCATCAAACTCTCTTCGTAAAACAGCTTCTTCTGATCTAAAATCTCTATCTTTTTGATTTTCAAATTGAGTGGCGATTCTTGAAAGTGAGTTTTGAGCGGCTTGAAAATTCCTTTCGCTTTGTGCTGCAACTCTATCAATGGCTGCCTTTTTATTTATAACTGCAAATTCAAAATCTTGTGCGTTTTCAATTTTTTCTAATTCAAACTTGTTTTTAGCACCCAACACTTCTAATTCAGTGCTCAAATCTAATTGTGCATTTAATGTAGCCAACTCTTTTTGAGTCGACGCTAATCGATTAGCAGCAAGCACTTTTGCTGATCGGTCTTTAGAGTTTTCAGCGGCTGTCGCTGCTATTTTTAAATTCGCTAATGTTTCTTCAAGATTTAATTTATCTTTTTGTAATTGTTTTTTTAAGTCAGCCTCTGACTTCGCAGCGTCTTTTCTAGCACCTATTTCTAATCGTGTTAGTGCAAGTCGGTTTAAGTTATCTTGTGCTAATTTGTTCATTTCAAAGGCTCTGCCTTGAGCACCCGCCAATTGTCTTTCAGCACTTTCAAGAGCACTTAAATCCATTTGTTGTTCTTGTTGTTTTTGCACATTTTTAGCAGCTTGTAACCCTGCCGCCCGATCCCCTATTTTATTAAATAACTGGGTGCCTTGGGCCGCGGACATTATACGTTCAGCCGCGGACATTGGTTGCGCCGTTGGCGCTCCTGCCGCAAGCGCCGTTTGCGCAATGTCGAAAAGCATCTGTGCTCTCGTCATTTTTTTCTGTTCTTCTAATTCAGCCGCTCTTTCTTCGGGTGAACCGAGAATGCCTCTTCTAATATCTCTTGCCTCCTCATAATAAGGCAACAAAGTTGTTCCTAAATCTAAAGGCATAGAAGGTTGAGATTTATTCCCGCCAGGAGGAGTGCCCTCTGCAAACCTACGAACCTCTACAGGTCCACCTTGGTTAAAATTTACGGGTGGAGTGTTGCCCGCCCCCATCGCCATGAGTTCACCAACGCCTTGACCCATTGGTGTAGCCTCGCCGGAGGGTGTTTCCATCTCAATCTGACCCGCCAAACCCTGCATCAACTCACCAATGCCGCTATCTATCGCGCCTTCTTCCGTCAACATTATGGTCGGCTGCACCATTGCCAAAACACTTTCTGGCGTTTGCTGCGCATCAGCCTCCCCGACATACCCCGCAAGTTCCGCGTACCGCGCTTCAAGGGGCTTTTCATTACCGCGTAAAGCGTCGATCATGCTTTTCGGATCATCCGCCGCGTCTATACTACGAAGAGTTTCCTGCGCTGCCACGGCACCTATGTTTGCGGTTTCCTGCTCCACATTCTGAACTTGTTGCGCAGCCATGTCCATACCGGGTACAGGAGCCGTTGGCGGTGGAGGGGGCATCTCCATCATTGCTTCACCGCCCATTGCCATTTCTTGAGGAATTATGGCAGGAAGTGACGGCACAATTGAAGGTATTTGAAACATTCTACGGTCAAAAATATTTCCCATGCCCGTATTATTTGTAAACGTATCTGCACCAAATTTTTCTTCGGCCTGTCCTTGCACGTCTTGCACAAAATCAGGCACTTTTTGTGTTAATGCGTTAGAAATATCTCTGCCAAAATTTTGAAAAATTGGGCTTGATCCTGATTGCGAACCTAATTGACTAACAATGCCACCACCATAGAATTTTTTTGCCATTTCAGGATCAATTTTGCGCTGCACATACTCAGGAAGTGCTTTAAAACCTTTATTCATTATAAAATCCCCGCTTGTTTAGCGCCGCCATAAGCACTTAATCCTGCTATACCAAGACTTGCCGCACTCATAAAGGGTGAAGCACTATACCCTGTATTCATTACTTGCTGTGATTGAGAGGTCGGAATACCCGCATACACGTCGGACAAAAACCCAAGTGAGGTAAACGGCTGTTGGTATGATTGAAGATCGGTCATTCTTTTCGCATCAAGAACATTTTGCATATTTTGTTGTTCCATTCCACCCGTCGTAGTAAGATATCCAATATCACGTCCACGTAAGTTTTGTTCAAGTTCTCCAAGTCCGGCTGCTTGTATGCCTAACTGACCGCCTAATTGTGCGCTTTGAAGTCGTCTTTGTTTAGCGTCTTGAAAAGCTTGTTGAGCACGAGTCATGGCATCAACATATCCCGCTTGTCGTAAATTAGATACTGTCTGCCCCAATTGTTTATCAAACGCATCTTGCGCCGGATCAAGTGTTTGTGCTTGAGCTCTTTCAAACCCAGAAGTCTGAATGTTTCCTGTTGATGCCGCTTTCGCCGCAATTCGGTTTCTCTCTTGTGCTTTACGCCTTTGAAAGTTTGATTCCAAATCTTCAACTGTTGCGTCGATAACTTGCTGTTCGTAAGGGGACATATACTCTTGATAACTAGAAGGGTCAAAAGCATCCGAAACTCCTTCAAGTCCACCGATTCCCTGAGATATCGCTTGTTGCCCTTGAGCTAAAAACGGTAAATAAGATCCAACCCCTGCTTCCGCTAAACGAATGGCATCAATTTGCGGTCTTGTTAACCCTGCAACTTGAAAACCGGGCATTCCAAAGGCTGCGTTAGGAGAAATACGACCTATATCTTCTGCACCATACGTTTGTGCGGGCACAAAGCCCTCTTCGCCCTCTTCGCCTACTTGTTCTACAGACAACATCTCGCCAATAGCCGCATCATCATAACCTTGTGCCCGCAGGTTTTGCACCTGTTGACCAAACATCTGACTTCTTATTAAACCTTGAACGTCCGCTAAAAGACCTAAACGGTACGCTTCAATGTCGGGATCTTGACGAGTTATTGTTGTTGTTACGCTCATGCTACGGATCCCCCTTCAAAGGCTCTCATCATATCATACATTTTTCTCATGCCTTTTTCTCGACTGCCGTTTCCTGCACCTCGTACAGCGCGGGCGGTCATTACAAATTCACCGTCAGAAAGCATTGCGGGTATATCATCAGAAGTCTCGGTTCCCGGCCCTGCTATAAAACCTGTTTTTCTTGGAAAGTTATTTCTATTCATTTCACCACCAGTTGCGGCGCGTTGAGTTAAATAGTTTGAAAAAATATAATCTGTATTTTTTGGAGGTCCTGCAATTGGTGTCGGTTTGTTAAATCCCGCAAAAACACTAAATTTTGTAGGATCCTTTTCATACAATTCCCGCGAAGTAATACCAAAGGGAGAAGCGTCGATGTTTTCTTCTTTTGTTTCAAACGCGCCCGCTGCGCCCGCTAATGTGGTCGCCGCTAAAGCCGCCGGGCCATAACGGGAAAGAATACCGGGTTGTTGCGACTTAACCGTATCCATTGCAATTTTAAATGCCTCTGTCGCTCCAATCGGTGTTTTCGCTAAGTCTGCTAAAGCAGGAGTATTTTGAACAAGTTTGCTTGCCTCAGTAGCCATTTGCGTTGGGTCCATAACATTACGATTTGGATCAAAAAATTTCAATGCCTCCTTACCTTTGTCCAAGGTCCGCGTTAGAACATTACCCTCTTGAGGCACAACATCTGTTGTAGGAGCCGAAACCTTATCCGCAGCCGCCGACTTAAATGGGTTTCTAAAGAAATCACCCTTACGACCACCTAAATTACCAAAAGCAGCCTCACTAAACCCTTCGCCAAAACCTGTTTGTATGCCCGCGGTAAACCCTCCCGCTAAACCTCCAAGAGCCGCATTTTTAAGAGCATCCTTGAAGCTACCGCCTTGCACTAACGTACCAATGCCCGCGCCTAACGCGCCAGATCCCACGGCACCGAGTCCCGGCATGAGCATGTTAAGACCAATAGGTATTATGATTGGGGCTATTTTCTTGAATACCTTCTTAATGCCGCCCACAATTCTTTTAAGAAAAAACTCTGGCTGCCCCGTCATTGGGTTTACGCTGTTAGCGCCAGAGCCAACCGTATAACGCGCCATGTCTACATTAGATCTGTCAAAAGCTTTTGTTAATTCTTTTGCTAATTGTGGGTTTTCGTCAAGTATTTCAGGAGAAACTGCAATTTCGCCTGTTCGCATGTGAACAAGCTGATTATCACCATTACGCCCCATCGACGCCATGCGATTACCCACGTCCACCATAGAATTAATGCCCCGTGGGGCACCAAACGCCAATACGTTATCTTCTATTTCGTCCATGTTTGACGTTAAAAAAGAAGCCAAACCACCTGCGGGTAATCTTTTTAGAGAGTCATATTGCATAATTTAACCTTTTCTACCCACATTCTAACAAATAAATACATTTGATTCCATAATTATTATAACGTGCTTCCACCCGCTGAAACGGGCATTGTAACCGTAATTTGTGTGTGCCTTTTTGTTTCTGAGGTCCACGATTGACCGCAATCAGGACACTTGCCGTTTGGGTAAGAAGCCACTTCCTCTGGCGTATCCACTAAATTATCACAATTGTGGCATTGTAACTTATCGACGGACGTTGCGGGTCGCCATTTTCCACCGTCTGGCATGGTAATGATAGTTTCATCGCTCATATTACAATCCTTAATTCACCTGTTGATGTTTTGTATACGTCGTTAACCTCTAATCCCCCAGTTACAGCGTCAGCGTTATTTTCAAAAACTTTTAAATTTAATAACTTTAAACTGTCAATAACTTCAGAACCGGGATTTTGTTTCTGTTGTATAAATAAAGAAAAAGAACGCATCACCTCTGAAAAATATGTTGGATCATACCCCTGTGGAGGTGAAGGAAAATATGGAGCAGGAACACCTCTAGTGGACATTATCTTCTACCATCTTGTCTAATATCTAGTCTTGGAGAACCAAGCCTCCAACTCATACCTGTTTCAGATGACTCTACCCGTAGAGCCATAGATCTCCCACGAAGCCTTACAAAACTTTGATTAGTAAACTGTTCTACTGGGACAGAAGCGGTTTTAACTACTGTTTCATCATCCGTTTGCAAGTAATTACCTCCAGGAAAATTTCTAGCTTTCATTGTAAAGGTTACGCTAGGGGTAGAAGTGGATGAGTTTCTAAAAGTTATATCAGGAATAATACGATTAACAAAAGAAAAGTTGTTTCCGTCTCCGATATCAAACTGACTTGATTCAATATGCGCGGTTATACCCGACGCAGGAGTAGTGCTTCCGTCATCAAAACCATTTTCGTGGAAATATAAATATCCGTCCAAACCTGCGGCTACAGGATAATCTTGGATTCCCCTATCAAGCCAAGCCCCTCTCGCAAGCGTACCATAGTACCAAACGTTTTGCACATAGTTAAAAACCACATAACGATCTACCGTGCTACTAGAAGCAGAGGGATAAAACCACCATATCTCAGAGTAAGCGGTATTAGATGAAGCAAATACTTTTTCTGCCTGATCTTCATTATAATCGCTGAAAATAAAATCTCTTAAAGAACAAGGTAATTTTTGAACACGCCCGGTGTAAACGTAAAACTCATTTTTACCCATCCAGTAAACGGCGTCCTCTACAGCAATTACAGAATTTGGGCTTGCTATTGTAATGTTTTCAGAAAGCATTGTTATGCCAAAAGTAAACGGTGGCCCTAAAAATTGCATCGAATGAAGCGATACATCCGTGAAAACAAGCGTTTGTTGTTTTGTTTCCGTAGCCGTCACAATTCGAGACCCCGACCCAACAATCAAATCTCCCGCGGTGTTTGTTGCAGTCGGAGTCCAATCCGCTGCATTTTGTTGATCTGAAAATCGTATTAACAAAGGATCTTGTGTTGAGCTACCCAAAGGGTTGCACCCAAAAGCAATTACATGCCTGTCTACATCAGAGACAATAATTTTTGTAGCAACTGTAGGTGGATTATTAGCGCCCGTTAAGGACGTTAGAGCAACTGCTCTATTTGATAAGGGGGTAGATAAAGATGCGTCCCAATAAAAAATTCCTCCGTTATGTACATTTATTATTAAATCTTCGCCGAAGTTATCATGTGTCCATAAACGTAACGTATCTGATAAAAGGTTTACAGTTGCTGACGATCCCCAAGTTCCACGAGACCATGTACCTGCACCCCAACCGTTTCCAAAAACAGAAGTCTCTAACCCGTTATTTATTTGGTAATCACCTGTAACAAAGCGTCCTCCATTTCCTGTATCAGAAGAATTTGCTGCAACCGCCGTGGGGGTGTAAACCCCATTTACAGTTATATCAGAAACGGAAGCTACTTGCCTTGCAATAATCTTAAAGGAATTGTCATCGACAACTTCGTTTATCTCATACTCTTGATTTAATATAGCTGCTGTGATGTTGCCGCCAAGAGATACAGCTTCGGTAAATGTGACAAAGTCTTTTGTCACCGCTCCATGCCCTACATGTGAGACGGTTACCACATTTGAACCATTGGTTGCAGAGAAAGTGATCACAGGTACAAAGGTAGTGACCCCAACAATGGGACCAGATACTTCCCCTGTCCCTGAAACACCTTCAACACTTACTGATATATCTAAATTTCCACCAACGGTTACCTCACCAACTTGACCCGTTGCAAAAAAAGTTTCGTTTTCTTCTACAAATCCATCTGGCACAATAACCATAACATCGTCATTCGTTACAATACCAACTCGACCAACCTGACCCGTTGCTTCCTGACCTGAAACGTCATTTAGATCTAGCAATATTTCAGGACTTCCAACTTCCCCCGTTGCAGAAATTCCCTCAATGCTAATAGTAATATTCTTATTAGGAGGTTGAGTTAGCCTGATAGGCGTAATGTCATAGTATCCCTGACCACTTTCTATATAATATTTTTCACTTGTACCAACTCCTAGATAGTTGTCTAAGGCAATAGTGCGCCACGAGTGCAACGCACGACAGGAACCTAAAAAAGAATTTGTACCTAATCGTGTCCAACCACCTATTTTTTCAGGGAACCCCGCTCGAAAACGAACCTTGTCCATATCAAACCAACCACCTTCGTTACTAAAAGAAGTGGTTTCTCTATTAACACCAGGTTTAAATTGTAGCTTCGTAAGCGGCATTATAATTCCTACGGTTTAGTGGGCCAATCCTCAGTTTTGATATAAGGCCAATTTGAATGTGTAGATAAATCTCTTAAAGACTTTCTGTAAGCCGTTTGTTCAGAAGTCATAGTGCGATCTGATACAGCCCACCAGTCTGTCTCTGCAAGCATCTTATTTCTTGTGGCCCTCATTGCTTCCGCTTGTTGGTTATCTAGTTGAGTTTTATAAGCTGCTTCTTGTTCTGCTTTGGTTTGTCCACCTTCGATGTCTGCAAACATGTCTTTAGCTACAAACTTTTGCACCCATTCACCGTTAGAGTTTTTTTCTTCTCCATCTCTTACGGAGATTTGATAAGCCGTTGTTGTGGCCTCAGAGCCTTGTAATACCAAATCAATATTAAACGCATCATACGTCGCTTGGCTCCAAATTTTGGGAGCAGAAACATTTGGGAAGGCAGCTTTTACCTCCGCCTTTGTCATTATCTTACCTGAAGATCTATCTCTATATTCTTGCATAGTTAAGCTCCAATCGCGTAATATATATAAGTTCCACTATTTGCATTTATGTCCCCGTCTGTATTTTTAAGTTGGAAGTTGCTACTATTAAAATCAATATAATCACCCGCAAAGGCTTGATCCGTTTCATTAAAATAGAGAACTGAATCATTGCCAGAAGCTACGCCCCTCGCTGCATCAAACAACATCCATTTTCCACTGTCATCGTACCTTCTGATAAGCACCCATTGAGGTTGAAAACCAGTTGTAATAGATGGGCCAGTTGCAGAGCCGTTACCCGTGTAACTTCCAAACTTTGTTAAACCTGATATTTCACCGAATAATAGGCACATATAACCTTGACCCGATTGGTTATGGTCATCAAAAGCACCAATTTTAAAATTTGTTGCCGTAGGTGTGTAATTTCTCCACCAGTTTATATGCTGACTTGGTGTGCCACTAGAAGAAAGATTAAAAGCAAACTGATTGCCAAGGGAAGTATGATAAACTGTCCAAGCACTTGAGCTAGTTATTTCCTTTATGAGTATCATTTTTGGTTCTGTACCAAGTGAGTGCGTCAGGGTTTGAGTAGAACCCGTACCGTAATAAGCACGTTCATCAAAAAAGCCTTTTGCCCTAGTCCATGTACTCCCATAAGACTTTTGGTAGCCATTGTTTTGCTGAACGTTGGTGTCGTTACCAACTCTAAAGCCTTTATTTTGCTGCAATCCTGAAATGCCATCTGGATTGTCAACAGTACCCGAAGTAGAATTAGTTCGAACTATATTGGAATTACTTTGTATTAATCTTGTTTGAACGCTATGAGCATAACTATTGCTATACTCATAGGCACGTCCCCACATCAAATCTGCACGGTTTGTAGTATCAAGCTCACGATCATCAGTGTTATCAGTATCATAAGCTTTTGAATCAAAAACATCGTCTATGTCGGTTGGCTCCGTATCCCCACCTCTACTCACGGCTATATAAATATAATTATCTCCGTCACCATTAGTATGTCCTCCTGTGCCAAAAACTTGAAATCCGTCAGGCTTCACCATAAGATAATGTGCGCCAACGTCTGATGCAGCAGCCTCATTTGGTCTTAAATAAGCGTCTTCTTTACCTGCGCTACCAAACCCACGCATACGGTCAAATAAATACCAAGTATTATAATTGTCATCTATATTTTTTACGAGTAACCATTGCGGTTCAAACCCTGTTGTAATGCTAGGGCCAGTTGCGTTTCCGTTCCCTGTGTAGCCACCGCAGGATATTGTGGGAGTAGTACCATCACTACCGAACCCTGTTGAACTACCATCGTTAGGATGATGCGCCCACAAATACGCCACATATGTTGCACTAGAAGTATTAGTATCATTATCACCAACATAAAAATTAGATGCAGTAGGAGCAGCATTTCCCCAAGTATTACCTGCGCTTTCTTCATCATTTTCTTGATTAAATGCAATTCTGTACTGGTGAGGATTAGTGCCGCCATTCAACATTCTATGGTAACACCACCAATCACTAGAATCGTCCCGTCTTTTCACTAGTATCCAAGCAGGAGCCACCCCTAGTGAATGCGACAAAGTTTTAGATGATGCGCCATCCCCCGTAAATGTAACAATGTCAAAAAAATTAGCGCACTTTCTAAAATTGTAGGAGATATACTGGGTATTTGGGTAGGTTGTATTAGCGTTAAGATTTGCATTGTACAGTGTACCGTTAAGAGTAAAACCATCGCTATCAAACGATTTAAAATCTTGTGATGCTGTGCTTGTAAACTCTTGATTGTTTAAATTAAAAGCAAGTCGTTTTGCCCGACCTCTAACAGTGTCAAAAACATTATGACCTGCTCCACCATCAGTGAACCTTTTAATCCAAACCATACCCCCCTCTGTTGCCATATCAATGCCAGTGTCTTGCTCGTTTTCGGCAGCAGTTCCTTTATAAGTGTGGGTTTTAAAAACAGAGTCTATTCCTAAAGAATCGCCAGATGCACCTGCCGCTGCCATAAGAAGTTTTTTAACGTTAGTCATTTATCTATCCCATTGCCTGACCTGATGTAAAACCATAAATGTTTGTTCCCCCATCAATTGTAAAGAAAACAAATACATCAACCGCATTATCTGTTGAAGATAAAGTAGGAGCCGTTCCACTTGCCCATTTTACAGATGCACCAAAATCTATAGTATAATTTGAAGCACCCTGAATGACCTTCAAAGCAAAAGAAGAGGCTCGTCCAGAAGATGCAGGGTTACTTACCGTAAACGTGGTTACATTTTCAGATAGGTCAACTTCGAAAAAATTCCCTTCCCTTAGATTTAAAGTAAGTGTCCCAGAAGATGATGAAATGGTCGTTGCCTCATCTATAGTACCATTATCAAATGTAACCACACCATTTGAATCAGCCGTAACAACCTTGCTTGCTTGTGATGTTCCAAGCGTAGTAATATCGTTGTAATTTAACTCAGCGGCAGAAGATGTAATGGACGATCCTGCAATCTGTAATATAGCTGCATTAACTTCACCAGAAGATCCATAAATCACGCCCTTGCTATTAACGATTGTTGCCGCAGAAGAACCGTCCAGTAGATTTAATTCCGCAGAACTGGAGGTCACTCCAAAATCAGCTAAAGAAGAAGTATCTATTATTTGATTTACCGCAGCGCCCGATCCTGCACCGTCACAATATATAACAGCAGTTTTTCCATTTTCTACGGTAACGTTGGATCCTGACCCTTGTGAAAAAATACAAGACTGACCAGAGTTATTGTCAACAAGATAAAGTTTTTGAGCATTGTTTGGGGAGACTGTAACGGTACAAGCTTGAGTTGCGCCTGTAAGAACCAACACTTTATACATCCCATCCGATAGTGCTCCATCAGTAGTTGTAAGAGTATGCGCCGCTCCAGAACTCGATAGATCTATTGTCCCAACGCCACTGGTAAGACGGTCTATGATATCAAAGTTTGTATTGGTAGTAGTACCCCATGTACCAGACTGCTCTCCTGAAGCAATCTTTTCTATACCGCCGTTTGTTGTATATGTACTTGGCATTTACTTATCCTTATGCAGCTATATCCGTCCAAGTTGTATTCGGGTTTGGTGTTTCTTCTGTCCAAGTATTCCCTGGATTTGGAATTATTCTACCCCAAACAATCACAGATGTCACCTCACCAGTTGCAGAAACCCCCGTAGGCGAAATAACAGCTTTACCTGTAACCGTTACTGATCCCACCTCACCTGTTGAAGAAATTCCTGTCAGAGAAACAACAGCTTTACCCGTTGCTACTGCTACTCCAATAGATCCTGTGCTCTCTAACCCCGTCAAAGAGACATTTGCATCCGCAGAAATTGTTACTGTTCCTACCTCGCCATCAGCCTCCAAACCTGTTTGAGGCACGTTTGATGCTCCTGTAGCTACTGGAACTCCTATTTCGCCTTGCCCTGAAACGCTTGTCGGGTTGACAACAATACGAGGAGTTACGGTTACTGCCCCTACTTCACCATCAACCTCCAAACCTGTTGGAGAAACAATAGCTCCCGCAGCGGCTGTAGCATCTCCAACTTGTCCTGTACTACCTACACCCGTTAGATTAACTATAACGCTTCCAACAAGATTGATTTGACCAACGCCGCCTGTCCCTGTCACACCTGTTGGAGAGACAGAAGCATTTCCCGTGATTGAAACACTTCCAATTTGTCCTTGGGCCGCTATACCAGAAACAATCACAGGAACGAGCGCATCACCAACTTGTCCTGTGCCTGAGAGTCCTGTTAGAGAAACATTAGCCTCGGCTGCGATAGTAACGTTTCCTACGCCACTTGCCCCGACTAAACCCGTGATCGGAGGGGTTACATCAACAACACCACTATCCCCGTAGGTGGTCTGTGCAAAAGATGTAAATCCAAACGACATAAATTATTCCTTATGATGCTGCGTCAATCGCTAATGCACCGTACCAAGTTGAACCATCCCTCGTGTGAAAAACGTAAACGTCCGTTTCGCCATTTCCAGGGGCATCTGGTGCAGTGCCACCTGCCCATCGAACTGTCGTGCCGCCACCGTTCCAAGCTACCGTTGAGCCATTTCCAGTAAGGTATAAAACGAAACCAACAGCCCAACCTGATGTAGTGTTAGTAAAAGTAAAAGTAGTATCACCAGACATTGTTAGATAAAAAGCACCAGACGAACCTGCGTTTACTGTTGGGGTTGTTCCCGATACTGATGTGCTTTCGTCAAAATAAGCTAAGTAATTATAAATTGGAACACTAACGTCTATGGCAGTATTTGTTGTTTTAAATGTTTCTGTATTCCCTGCTACAAGCCGTATGGTGTTTGCAGCCGAAAACTGAAGCATGGTATCAGAGTCACCGTAATGCTGAATGTTACTTCCAACGATAATATTGCCAGTAAAATAACCGTCTTTCCAACCGTATGATGAATTACCAAGATCGTAATAATTATCTGACCAAGGTGAAACATGGCCTTGGTTCCAAACATAGTTTGTTGATGCGTTTGTTCCGTTATTTGGACGTAAATGTACATTTAAAGTTGCTTGAAATTCTGCGTTGGTACTACTGTTTACAACAGTTCCAAACTGAGTTCCCGCATCTTTGAAAGTTATATACCCCCCATCGGCATCAAGATGAATATTCCCACCCACATCTACAGTAAAATCACCACCATCAGATATAGTCGAGTCATTTATTGTGATGTCATCAACAGTAAGAACACCAAAGATACCTGCCGCACCATTAACATTACCCATGTTTACAAGGTTTCTGCTTGCATCAATAACAGCAGTGCCACCTACATTATATGAACCACCAGTAATTATTCCCGTAGTAGTAATACCTGCATTAAACGTAGCTGCACCTGCTGCTGACATATCAATACGCATAGCTTCAATAAGGCTTGCACCATCGTAGCCTTTAAATACTATGTCTTTATCTGTAGTCGCATTTGTAAATACTACATCATCTGAACTATTAGATATAAATAGTTTGGAATTTCCTGCGTCTTTAAAAATGATATCACCACCATCAGCATCAAGAATAATATCACCTGCTGCTGAATTTATAGTAAAATCACCAGAAGATAAGTATATCTGTGTGCCATTTATATTGATATTGTCTACATTTATTCCTGCGTTAGCTGTAACTGTAGAATTAAACGTAGCCGCCCCTGCATCTGACATGTCTAGTTTAAGGGCTTCTGTACCTGCTGTGCCATCATCGTTACCCCTAAAGATAATGTCACCATTGCTAATACTAGATTGAATATACATGTGATTGGATGACTGAAAAATCACACCAAACTGTGTTCCACCATCTTTAAAAATAATATCGCCACCATCAGCATCAAGGACAATCTCACCTGCTGCATCTAAAGTTAGGTCGCCACCATCACTAATGGTTGAGCCATTGATCGTGATGTCATCTACGGTTAATGTTGTTAGTGTGCCTAATGATGTGATGTTAGGTTGTGCAGCCGTTGTGACTGTACCTGCTGTAGACGCAGCTACGTTAGTTACATTGCGCCCATCTGCGGTGGCTATGTGTCCACTTCCATCCAGATACACAGCTTTTTCAGCAGGTTGCGTAATAAATACATCCGCCGCCCCTGCCGTTAAGTTTACGGCATTACCTGAATTAGAGCTTTCTAAGATTGTTGTTCGAGCAAGCGTTGTGCCAGACGAAGTAAACGTACCAAGCCCAACCTCAAACTCTCCTGTAGTGCTTTCAAATATACCGTAGTAAGTAGTATCACCATTAGAGAGAACAGACGTAAAGGTTTGGAACCCTGCCACGGCTCCCGCCAATGTCAGAGTTCCAGTTCCTGTAGTTGCTGTGGTCTCTTTTACACGATCTTTAACAACAAGTGCCATCGCAACGATCTCCTATTACAATCAAGCAATTCTAATGATTGCAGTTCCCGCTGCCGCTGCGGGAAATGCTATTTGGAAATCCCCTGATGTTGATGTTTTGTCAGAACCAAAGTCCAAGACCACCACAGTATTTGTTGTGCCAGATCCTCCGCCTTCAGTAGTATTGTAAATTAAAGCACCACGAGCGGTAATCGTTGCGGAAGTAAAAGTTAGATCAGCAAAATCAGTGAACGCTGTAGTGCCCCCTGTTGTTGGATCTACACGAGATAACGTTCCGCCGCCCGCTGAATAAGAACCAGAGGCAGATACCTCATTTGAGGTCGTATACGCTGTAGTGGCTGCGTCAAATGAAGCACTGTTCGTATACAAAGCAAGTTTAAAAGTGTCTCCACCGCTGTTTTTAAAGTCGTGACCACCTTCAAGAAGTTCTTTCTTAAAAGAGGTACACATTGCATTTCCAGAAAAGGCCATATTAAAGTCTCCTTATAAGTTCAGCCAGTTGGGGATGACCTGAATCAACAAGCGCATTACACACAGTTGTTCGGTCACTACGAATAGCCTGTCGCATGTAATTTGCAACAAGCGTTTCAATGTGCTTAGAAAAAGCACGGGCTTGGTCTCTAACACCAGGATGGGTGCTATCGGAGACCGATATGATCTTTTGGACACACTGTTCCGCAAGTTCATCTGGGGTAAAACCACGATTTTCTGTAGTATTAATACCTACTACACTATCATACCGTGGCACACTTACATCTATTTTAAACATTATTGTTTAGCCCTTATTACTTTACCAGTTCGATATTCGTCTGTGGTTTCTTTTGCCTCTCCAAGAAGTTTGATTCCAATCAGGGCTTCTTGAAACCGTTGGTTGTAAAAATTCATTACATCAGATTCACCCTTCATGTAAATATAAGCTTCAATTAAAGAACCATATAGTAAAGACATTTCAGCATTTATACTTAACCATGTAGTACCGCTATCTAAACCCGCGGTTAAACTGTTGGGACGATAATAATAATGAAGTTCCGCAGTGTATGCGGCATCAGGAGTTGGTGCTAAGAAAAAATGATCTACATCAAACTGTGCATAATATTTTGGAGATCCCGTTGAAGAGGCGTTAGGAGTGTAAGTTTGTAAAAAACTTGGATCTTTAAAATCAACAAAAAAACTTTCACTATTAGATCCTGCTAAACTTAAAGAAAAAGGAGCTAGAAAATCAGACGGGCACGTTAAAAATTTATTTGAGGCCACTGTACTCGCACTTACATTTTTTCTGAAAAGACTTAACTGCACGTTTTTTAAAATACGTTCCTCGGCGGTCCTAATAAACACAGGTAAATTAGTTACAAAAGAAGTTTCTGTGTTTTCTGTATAATCTTGTAGAGCCTGTTTTAATTGTGCATATGTAAAACTCATATCATACTCAATTTGTTGTCACTATTGTTATGTTTCCTACCATAGCACTATGATTAGTGCATTGATATACTAGAGATGTATCACTTGGTTCATGTGGCACAATAAATTGCGTCAACCCTGTAGTTGAATTATAATTTTCTGTGACACCCGTTGTAAAAGCAGACCCACCGTCAGATGTTCTTATCTGTAAAGGATGACTTGATACATTTGCAGTATTGTCAATTAAATAAGTGTGTCCACAGTAAAAAACAAAATTTGGGTTGTTACCCGCAGTAGCTCCAGGGCCAGTAAAAGTATAAGCCGATGAACCACTTGTTCCCGCTGTGTATTTTGTTACAGGACCAGATGTTTCATCATTTAAACGAAGCCATGCCCCGCCATGCGCAAAATACAATCCTCCAGTCGCATGAACATGAGCCACAGCGCCATGATATGTAGAAGCACTTGGTAAATCACTTAAAGCTGCATAATAAAACACTATTTTGTTAGCACCAGAGCTAACATCTAGTAACCCATTCGAATCAATTATATCAGTGAGAACATCAGAACTGTTACCTAACGCAGCATAAATCTCATTAAAGTTGTCATTTATTTTATCCGCACCTACACGAAGGGTGTCCCCTGTCCCGTCGTTAGCAGATGAACCAATACCTACTGTTTGTTTTGCCATGTTCTATCCCTCGTCAAATGTCTGTGATGTTGAATCTAATGTGACTGCTGTACTGTCAAAAGTTTCCGAATTGTCAATAACGGTCACGCTACCAATTTCACCAGAACCCGCCACTCCTGTGAGAGAAACTTGAGCACCAATTACATTTACAACAACGGTGCCAACGGCACCTGTCGCCACTAAATTATTAGCCGGGGTAATTCCTGCTATTTCCTGAAAACCAACAGGCATAAAACCATACTGAATAGCTCTTTCAGAGGCTACGTTTTGTGGCGGACGGGCATCCTGCAAAGCTTGAGCATCAATAACTTTACGAAATGGTCCCAGTTGCGGCTGTTTTCTTTCAAACTCATCTTTACCAACTAATGCCCCATTCCATTCCCGGCGCATATCTTTGTATCGATACCGAAAACCAGACCGATCCGATATTGCGTAAGCATTTTTTCCAGAGGCAAACTTTGTCATTAAGTTGTCCTAAAATACTGAAATTGCGGCACCACATTAAAAGATGCTCTGTCTCGATCCTCTGCCATAGCCCTTTCAAATTCTTCTTCGTAAACAGCCTTCAAAAGCTGTAAACGATTTGGCGCTCTTTTTAAGGCAATATAATAAGCCAAACCCGCAGCTAAACATGGATAAAACCTAAAAGGCATGTCTAATGTGTTTACTTGCGCATCGGCATCGTCCATCCTCGTGAGAGCATCATAAACAATCACATCTGTACTATTGTCTGGGACAGGCCATACCTTCAAATTTGGAGTAATTTGCCTGTCAAGAAAAAACTGAGACGGCCTTCCTTGAGTTGTTTTTACAGGAATTGATAAAAAAGTATCTCTGCTTACGCGAGTCAAAGCAAAGTCAGTATCATCCCTTCGAACCACTAAAGACAGAACATCTATAACATCTGCACCCAGATCATACTCTCCATCAGCTTGTGTAACCGTTTGAGTCCGTTGTTTTATTGTCCACTGATTCAAGCCTCTGTTAGCCCATTCAGCAAGCATGAGATTAAGGGACCGTTTTGCTGTTTTAAGATCATACCCTGTTCGAACCTCAAGACCGCAACGCTCAAAAGCTTCTTCAATGTATTCTGCTACATCTAACTCAAAATCTTTTGATCCTGATACAGTCATGTTTAATCCTCGTTATACAGGTTATCAAAAACCCGGTTGACATCTAGTGTATAGTCTAAATCACTTTTTGAATAGTGTATATGTTGTGACGGTTTGAAGTCTGGCGCACCCTCTCCTGCGGCAAACCATGCGGGATGTGTAACTCGTACTCTA